GTAGTATTTTCAAAGTTAGCAAGCTGCATCTCTGCAATCTGATCTCGGTATTGCTGTATCTTAAGAGTGATATTCTTTGCACTCTCTTGATTTAATGCACCGATCTCTCGTATGTACTTACGCTGTAGATCTATCTTTTCTTTTGTAAACTTTAAGTTATAATCGATATCTTTGAGCTGGTCTCTAAGAACTGTATTACGATCTTTTACAATCGAGTTCATCTTAGAGAATATATTAATGTCCAGAAGATCCTCAATAACGTCACGCCTGTGCTGCGCAGGCAACTGCATGAAAGGAATAAAACTGCTACTGCCGAGAACAACTATTTGGTGGAACGACTTATGGTTCAATTTGACGATATTTTGTTCGAGGATCTTCTGGTACTCTTTGGCATGAGAAGACTGATTCATCATAGAATCGTCCTTCCATATCTCAAAGAGCGACGGCTTGATCCCACGTTTTACTCTAAAGTCTGATTTTCCGATAGTAAATTCTATCTCTACAATGCATTCTTTATTGTTTATCGTGTTCACAAGTTGTGGCTTATTGATGTTACGATGAGGTTTACCAAACAAGGCAAACGACATAGCATCTAATATTGTAGACTTACCTGATCCATTTCCACCAACGATAAGAGTAGATGAGCTGCGGTTTAAGTCTATTGTAGTAAATTTGTTTCCTGAAGACAGAAAGTTTTTGTATCTTAGTTTAGTAAATATTATCATGCAACTTCTAGGGCCTGTGCTTCTGTTAATAGGTTACGCATATTTACCTTTAACTTATCTTTGTCAAGGACTGTATCCGTAGCGTCAATGTAACTGTCAAGGAGTTCGCCAGTATCTTCTACAGATATAGCATCATCAGAGACATTTGTACCAAGGAACTCGTCAAAGTTCTCGGCAATCTTTAATTCATGTATAGGTCTATCTTGTATTCTATCAACAAACCTATCAAATGTATACAGATCTTTCTTAGTAATTACAACAATCTTAACAAACTTATTGTCGCATTGCGATACATCATAATCATTATAATCTATTTCTGTGTCATTGTACACTATTTTATGAAATAAAGTGTGATTATTTTGTATAGCTGTTAGCTCACGTGTATCTGTGTCTAGTACATGAAAGAACTTAGGATCATGTGCATCTGACCAGAATAGCTCTAGTTGTGTACCTAGATATGTAATATTGTCTTGTGTTGATTTAGTATGGTAATGACCACTTAGAACACGTTCGAAGCGCGAGAATGGCTCTCTAGCCATACCTCCATGCTGTTGTATGCCTCGCATCATATCAAAACCACCAAGTTCAAGATGTGCGCCAAGCCAGTCTGCTTTACAGTTGGCTACAAAATCCATCGATTCTTCTTTATTCTCTGGTGTAATCCAAGGGAGTAAGCCCATCTTAAATCCGTTAAAGTCCATAACAGTTGGCTTCATTACGATATTAACTTCGTTCATATAATGACCGAGCAGTTCTTTCAAACTGTTTAGCTCGTTTGTATTCTTATAGAAAACATCGTGATTACCTGGAATAATATCCATTGTAATACCATACTCTCTTAGTTTGTCAAGAAATGAATGTCTATTACGATTGAGTGCTTTAAAATTAATAAACTTACGATTATCAAAGTAATCGCCAAGATGTACTATATGCTTGATATTGTGGCCAAGAAGATATGGAAACAATGTTTCGTTATAAAACATATCAGCATTATCTAGGAATATTTCAGAAGAATTACGAGTACCACAATGGGTATCATTCAATATACATATTTTCATTAATTTAGAATCTCGCTTAAATCAGAATCGCCTGAGTTAGCTACTGCTCTATTTTTTTGTTTCTTACGTTCTACTTTAGCTATTTCTTTTAATGCAGTATCTTTTACTTTAATTGTATCAATACGACTTTTCAATGTATCAACAAAATGTTGAGCCACATTATTAGCAACTCCACTTGATTCTATATCTGTAAAGTCTTCAATAGTAGATTGTGATATAAATTTCATTTTAATATCTTGTTGTCTTTTTTCTTTTGCTATTCTGCGTAGAAACGCATACCACGATATTTGAGTAAAATACGCAAAGGCATTAGGATTGCCAGTACGTGTGGCTGCTTCGATATTATAATTTTCTATTGCTTTGAGACAGTTTTCAACTGCATCCATCACCATCTCTTCTCGATACGTATATCGTACGAAGTTAGATTTATGAGATAATCCTTCTGCAATCCGAAGGAAACACTTTGCTATATAGTCGGTAACAATTGGAAGTGCTACGCTTTTACTTTTAGCTTCTTTTACTATTGTGCAATAGTCGACTACTGCCCATGAAAATTCTTTATTATTAACATAATGAGGTTTGTCCTTTGGTTTTATTTTAGCCATTTTGGTTCCTAGTGTATCTTGTTGAGTCTATTATAGCACAACGCTAAGGGATTGTAAACATATATTTTTTAATTTATTTTAGTATATACGTCATTTAACTGTTTACAAATACACAGAATCAGTGTATAATTAAAGAGTATATCGTTGAGGAGAGGAGAGTACCTAATTAAGCTTATTTGGATCTATGCTGAATGGAATAACATTTTCAAAGCTATCGTCCGAATCAGCACCTTCTTTGAAATACTGAAATGGATCTTCGGCTTTAATATTATTTTCTTCTGATGCTAAAAGCTTTAAATATTTAGTGTATTGATTTTTTAGTACCTGACTTGGATGTCCTATCGTAATAATATGATAAGGCATAAGAGAACATAAAGATGAGTTATCATCTTGATATGTCATAAACGGTCTAAACGTAAACCATCTTGTTCCTTGTTCAAAGTTTTCTTGTATAATGATCTTAGCAGCTTTGCGTATAATCATTACTTCTTGTTCATCAATTTCCATATCAGGCCATTGCACAACTTCACACAATAGCTCTTGACCATTGCTTAATACTATTTGTCTTACATCTGGTTTCATTTTAATTCTATCTCATATACTTTATAGTTAAATTTCTGTTTTGAATAGATCTTAATGCGCTCGGCCGAATGCTCTAGTGCGAAGTTCTTTCGACCTAACCAGTGCAAATCATCGGCGATATCATATAGTTTGGCCTCACGGCCGTCGTCACTCTTTCTTAGGCTTCTACCTATACTCTGTAATACTCGAATCTGCGATTTAGAAGGAGATGCAAATATTATATTATGCAGGTTACGTATATTTATACCCGTACTAAACGTGCCCATACTTGCTACAATAATCGAATTTGTTTGTGTTTCAACAATACCTCGAATAGCTTCTCTATCACTTGTAGCAGTTTCACCACTTACATAAAATACCTTTCTTTCTTCATCAGCTTCGTCTCTTATCATATCAAATAAGACTTTACCGTGTTTCTCTACAAACTGAAATAGAACTAATGTATTGCCAGTCTGAGTAGTAGCAAGATTTCTTATGAACTTGTTTCTACTTTCATTACGTACAATAAGATCTATCTCTTGTTGATATGTCTGTACACCACGATTCTTACGTATCTCTTCTGAGTACTTAAGTTTGATAACGCTAATGTTTAGCTTAGCAAGTGTATCATTGTCCTGTAGTTTCTTTGTTGTTGTTACGTTATATATCTTACCAAACAAGCCTTGTAATACTAGCTCGTGTGTAGTTGTACCATCTAATGTACCGGTTGTACCCCATCGATATTCAGCTTCACGTGACTTATTCATTATTGAGTTAAGAGATTTTGATTGGAAGCCATGTGCTTCATCACCAATAATGCAACCAAACTGCTCAAACCATTTACCAGGTAGCTTGTATATAGACTGCCAGGTTGATATAACTGTTCCAGCATTTGTCATTTTTTCTTTACCAGAATATATCTTATGACATCCATTTTCTACAAGCATGCCATAGTCTTTGAAATCAGCATACATCTGATCAACTAACGATGTAGTCGGTACAATAATAAGAACTTTCTGTATGCCACTGGACAACATTGAAAGATAGTATTTTATTAGAACATATATTATAAGTGATTTGCCTGAACCTGTCGGGCTAACTAATACAGATCTTTTATTATGTAAGGCATGACATATGCCATTGAACTGATAATCTCGTATCTCAATTGGTTTGCCTCGAGATTTTATCTCAAGACCTTCGATGAAATCCATTATTGCTTTTGGATCTATATCATCTTTATCATCTGGAGAACCATAGTTATTCTCATCAGACATTTCTATCTCATAGTTACGTTTAGTACAGAAATCTTCTATGAATGGATATAAGCCTACATGAATCTCATTAGACTGAACATTAAATAATCGTATCTTGCCGTCCCATACTTTATTACGAAATGCAGGCATGTATTTGTAACCAGGCACGAAGAACGAGAAGAAATCACTCAATTCTTGACCAATGCCAAAATCACATCCCACATGCATAATGCTGTGGTTCTTCTTCTCAAGTACTATTTTATCCATGTAGTATATATAGTGTTTACAAAGCATCATAAACGTGGTATAATAGTAGTATGAAATTAAACTTAGAAACAATACTAGAAATGTGGAAAGAAGATAGTCAAATATCTAATACCTCACTAGACGAAGTATCACGTGTAACACCAATGCTGCATGCTAAATATCTTGAATTAAGATCTACTTCTAAACTTCAGCTTAAACGTATGGAAATGCAACAGAAGATTCTGCTTAAAGAGAAGTGGCTATATTATAATGGTAAGATGACTCAAGAACAAATAGCAGAATATGGCTGGGAGTTTGATCCGTTCAATGGTTTAAAAGTTCTTAAAGGTGAGATGGAACACTACTATGATTCTGATATTGATATACAAAAATCTGAAGAAAAGATAGTATATTGGAAAACTATTGTAGAGACATTAGAAGAGATAGTAACTAATCTTAACTGGCGTCATCAGACAATAGGTAACATGATACGATGGCGAATGTTTGAAGCTGGTTCTTAAGTAAAACTAAATGATGTAAATCTAAATGTCATTGGAAATGAAACATATTGCAATGTACCAGGTGTTGAAGCAAATTCTATATCACCAATAAAGGTAGGGAATGCACTCTTATATGTAATAGTTCTTGCTAACACATTTCCACTCGTAAGTATTAATAAACTTATATCATATTCTGTTTGGTCTTTTGAATCTGTAGCAATACTTGTAGGCCTTTGCATATTTTTATATACAGTATCCTCTAACCAAGTTCTCATCTCTTGATATATTTCCATCTTTTCATCAAGCATAACTAAGCAGTTAAGTTCAGTATAATCTATTTTATCGCCAGGAAATGCAGCATCTACTCCGCGGAATGGCAGCATTGCTGGAGCTAAGTTAATACTTGGATGGTTAACACTCTGAGCAAAGAATTCCAAGTTCGGAAATCTTACTCTATTCACCACTAGCTTATAACCCGTAGGCTGTAGAAAACTAGGTGGCTGTAATGTGGATGTAGTTGTTGCCATGAGAACTCTCTATTGATATAACCTATTTATACGTTTAAGAATATAAAAATAAAAAAAAGGGAGAGCCGAAGCTCTCCCAGTTTATTACCGAAGTAATGTGGCTTATGCCATTATGTTGTCAACTCTGAAGATACGGTAGTATTGGTTAGTTTTAACCGCTGCTAGACCGTTTGCAGGTGTTGCGCCAACGAATGGATTAGATACCATGCCGTAACGAGTTTTGAACCCGATTTTTGGCTGGAAGTTATCTTCGCCAACCGCACGAACCATAGTTAATGGTACGTATGGACAATAGAATACACCAGCGTCATAAGGGTTAGTACCTTTGTAGCCAACGTTACAGTAATCAGTTCCTGAATACGGATCGATGTATACTTTAGTACGTCCATTAAGAACACCAGCGAATGTGTTGCCTGTGTCATCAACGTTCAAGCTTGTTGACAATGCTGGAG